GATTTCCATCAAATCAATTTTTTTACATAATAATGTTTCTGCAAGAGGATCAACATAGTAATAAGTATCGCAAGTATCAGTTTGATGGTAATCAAAATTTTTTAGATTATTTTTATGTCTTATATCAGAATAAATTTGAAAAAGTAAAACCTCTTCTTCACTTAAAAAGTTTTCAATTTTTTTATATTTAAAATCTTTTCCTAAGCGAACCATGCCACTATTGTATACCTCACTCCTCTTGTTACAGGTCTAACATTATGTGGAAACATAAAATTACTTGGAAATATTGTACATCGACCAGATTTTGGCTGAATAGTTTTTGTAGTGCCTCCATATGGATCATTAACACATAGTTCACCACCATCAAAATCATCATTGAGCATAAGTAAACATGTCAGAGCCCTATTATTTACCGCTGAAGCGTCTATATGATCAACATAAAAATCATTATCTCTATAAGTTAAATATTGCATGTCTATGATATCAAAGCCTAAACTTAATTCTTCTTTGAAAGGTTTTAAATAAAGTTTACTAACTAAATTTACAAAATGATGTACAAAAAAATTATTCCAATGAACTTCAGTTTTTGTTTTCCAATCTCTACCACTAGTATGGTGCACTGAAACTTTTCTTATCTCAGGTTTTTTCTCATTACAACCACCTACCAAACCATCTTCCTCTATAAAAAATTTATCCTTTACTCTTAAAAATTTTTTACAAGTTGGAACAGAAAGGACATTATCAAACGTTTTTACAAATTTATTTATTTCCATGATTTTTTACTCCAAAAAAAATTCTTATATCTATTAATTATTTTTCCTGCGGCTCTAAACAAATAAATTTTACTTTTTACTTTATCAACTTGTTTTATAAAATCTGTTTTCATTCTCCAATTATCTCTTTTAAAAGGTATTATCTGAACATAAGGTGTACCTTTTTTTAAATCAGTTTCAAGTGTTTTATATTTATCTCCATTTACAATACATGGAAAATTTATATATGCAGGAAATGTATCGGTATCTACAATACCTGGTATTATTGAAAACCTATCATCAGAATTATTTAGTGGTGGAACAAATAAACATGAATATCCTGGGGGAGTTTTTATTTTCCACGGATTTAATATTTTAAAAAATGGACAATTATTATTTTTTTTAACTAACGGTGAGCCCTCTACTTGTTTCGGTGGATGTGCCTCTGCTTTCATGTTTAAATTACACTCGCTTAGGAGGTAATCTTCAATATAAGAATGATGTGCATGCGAAGGAACTAAAGCAATTTGGTTTTCTTCCCCTGTTTCAGGGTTGGTGGTATTATGAAAAAGTTTAAAATCTTGAGGCAAAGATAAAACATACCCCGTTGTTAAAGAATCCATAAAAGGAATACATCCTTTAATAGTTTCATCTCCTACAGTATGTTTAAGATTTTTATACCATTCAGGTATGTTAAGTTTTATAGGTTTTGGATATACCGATTTATCTGAAATAATTAATTTATGCGCACTAAACTCTATCTCTTTATCAAACATGAATTTTTGTATAACAGAGAAATTAATTTAGTAAAGCATCCAAGGATGAATGATTTCAAGATCAGAGTTTTCGTCTTTCATATACTTATTAACAGTTTTTGCTAATGGAAAAGTTATAGAAGATACATCTACATTACCCAAAGCTGTTAGATAAGTATTTGCTCTTGTTGCTAAATCATTATCAAAAGCATTTTTAAAAGACATAAGTCTGTTTTCAATTTTTTCTTTTTGATCTTTGAAATCTTCTTCAGATAAACTTACTGCATCTACATCGTTTATAGTCGCAGTCGTGCCACTGTAAGTAGAAGTGTCTTTTACATCTGTGATTAAGTCTTGAAAAACAGAGTCTGTAACTGTAATAGCGACTTCATTTGAATCAGCTGGTCTTAAGGCTAAGTCTGTATCATCTTTAACAAACCTTACACAAGACGACCCTGTTATATCTGTTCTATAAATTACGTATGCCATTATTAACCTGATCCTGTGTTTTCATAAATGTTTAATATACCAGGGTTTCCTGGGTCAGGACCCCCACTTGCAAAACCAAATCTTCCAGTAAATGGATTTGGTTGGTTATTTGTACCTAAATTGTTTCTCGCCAGTCCTTGATAAGTTCCTAAATCTACAGTCGCTCCAGGTGCGTTTCCAGGGGTTCCTGTAATACTACTATTGTTTGTGTTAGGACCTCCACCACCACCGTTAACTGTTCCAACATCTGTTATGCTTGTATTTCCACCAGCAGATCCAGCTCTTCCTGGATTTCCCCCAGCAGATCCTGGTGCTCCTATTGCGTATGATTTTGCAAATGGTGCTGAGATTGCAGTAGTATAAAAACCTGCTCCACCATATCCACCACTAATTGTAATAGCTGTTGGACCAGTTCCTCCACCTCCACCACCTGCAACCATGTAAACACCAATTTGTGTTGCTGCTGCATTTGCAGTGTAAGTTCCAGAAGCAGGACCTTTAGCAGAAAAAGCTAAATTGTATCCACCTGCACCTGCAGAACCTGATGATGCTGCAGTAAGTCTTCCTTGTTGGTCGACTGTAATTGAAGCTGAAGTATAGCTTCCTGGAGTTACCGCTGTATCAGATAATTTATCTGGAGTTACAGAGTCATTTGCAATTTTTGCAGTTGTGATTTGTAAATCAGAAACTTTTGCAGTTGTAATTTGGTTGTCTGAAATTTTTGCTGTAGTTACTTGGTTATCAGAAATTTTTGCAGTTATAATTTGATTATCTGAAATTTTTGCTGTTGTTACAGCATTATCTGCAATTTGAGCGGTTGCAATTGTTCCACCTAAAGTATCTAGAGCAATTTCATTTAAATTTGTTCCATCAGAATAAGCGGCTACGATTTTAGCTTCTCCAGCTGTAAAACCAGTTCCTGAAACTGTTTTAATCGTTAAGTTTGTAACACCAGTTACTGCTGATAAATCAAAGATGTAAAATTTTTCAATAGAATTTGGAATAGTTACATTCGAAGCTGAAGTTAAAGTTCCAGTAAATTTAATTACCATGTTTCTTGCATTTGAGATTGTTTTATCTGTCATTGCAAGAGCTACAGTTCCACCATCTGAAAGTGCTACTGCTTCATAACCTGCGATTGCTTGTTGAATAAGATTTAAATTGTTATTTGTATTATCACCCCATGTACCAGCGTTTTCGCCAGTAGCCATTAATTCTAGTTTTAGATCTGATGAAAATGTCGATGCCATAAATATATTTTAACTCCTTAAATAATTTTAACTCTATTAAGCTGCTAGGTCAACCTCAGACCATGTTACTGGTGTTCCTGTGTCAACTTCAGCCCACGCAATGATATTAGGCGAAATTGTTGATATAGTCAATGTCACACCTGTAGGATTAACAACTGCTTGTCCAATAACGGTTACAGAACCTATAGAAGTTGTCGCTTCTAATCCTGTGGCATCATAAACAGATACTGGGATAATATCTCCTACGGCACTTGTAGCACCTATACCTGTTAATGAAATATTTGCATTTCCAATTTGATCACTATTACCTAAATTTGCCGTTAATTGAATACCTGTTACGTCAACTTCTTGTTTCGGTGCAGCTTCTACTGAACCTATTGATACGGTTGCTGATATACCTGAGAGTTCAATTAAAGCATCTCCTGTAATTACGGGTGATCCTAAGGAACCTGTAAGTAAGAAACTATGTGCAATTTCATTATCTGAGTTTGCTGAAGTTCCAACTGCAGTAATTGCTGATTGTAATTCTTGTCCTGAAACTGCTACGGTTACATCTGTAAACGCATCTTCATTACCAATTGTAGCTGTTAAACCAATACCGTTTGCTAATACTGAATAATTATCTCCCCAAACAAAACTACCCCAAACTTCTCTTCCCCATCCTGCACCCACTAAGAAGTTTTCATCTATGCTTACAGTACCTATGGATGAAGTTGTAGATATACCAGATTGTTCTATTCCAATTTCTGATACAGCTTGCCCAGTTGATGAAGTTGCTTCAATACCTGTAACAGGTAAATTTAAAGAAATATCTTGTGTTACTTGACCAGGTGAAGATGTTGCTAATAAAGATGATGCAGTAACATTTGCATCTGCTTCTGTGGTTGAAGAACCTATTGATGATGTTGCGACAATGGATGAGACAACTACGGTTTCATCGGCTAGGTCTCCCCATTCCGATGCACCCCAAGTTTTATTGCCCCATCCAGTTGCCATTATTCATATTACGCTATTCTAATAATTGCTTGTGTGTCGTTTGCGTTAGGGAACTGAATTGTAAAAGTTCCTGCTGTAGCTGTTTTATCGCCACCGAAGTCTAATACCGCAACTGCTTTATTAGAGTTTGAAGTATTATAAATCAAAGCTCCTCTTGCAGTTAAGGTTACTCCAGTAAATGATAAGTCACTAAAATCAACGAATGCTGTGCCGCCGTTATTTGACACTAATGCATTAACAAGTGCACCGCCACCTTGTGCGTATTGACCTGTGTTTGATACTTGTCCGCCTGTGCTATCTCCAGGATAAGCAGTTGTATCTGCACCGATAGTTGCACTGTTTGTATATAGTGCTAATTTAAATACATCACCAGATGTTGGTGTAAAATCATGCACACCTTCAAGAATCTCTTCTTTAAATGTGTTGCATATTGCGTTTGTTGTAATTGCCATTTTAAATCTCCTTTATTATTAAATTATGGCGATGGTGAAGGAACCTTAACTCTAGGCACTCCATCATCATATTCTCCTCTACGTCTTCTACCCATCTGTTGAAGAGCAAAAGCTTGTACACTTGTATCATACTTGCTTTTGTATAAGTTGTACATATCCTGCGGGCCTTTGAGGTAAGAGAATGCTTGTTCTAAAACGCCATATAACAACAATCCATCTTGATAAGTTGATATATAAGTAGTGTTTGAAGATGTAAAATGAGGTGGATCAATAATGTAATTTAGTTGTACTTGATAAGTACTATCTGGAGTAGGTGCAACAACAGCATTGAAATCATCCCACATTGCATAATATTTAGGTAATCCCGTTGCTCCACTATTATTAAATTCTGATATAAAACTTGTATCTCTTTTTTCTAAAAATACCCTGTCACCAGATCCATCGAAAACTTGAATAGATCTTACAATAACTTGATCTGCTGGTAATGAAAGATATCTTTGACTTGTAATAAAATTAGCCGTAGCATATTTTCTTAAATCGTCATAATCTACTTTACCTGCAACATCTAATTCGGTTTGTCTTATAAATTGATCTAACAACGAGTCCGTTAAAACATTTGAATCAACTTCTGTATAGTTTCTTACTTGAGTTAAAAAATCTGAGTAACTAATTGCCATTATGATATCTCCACGGTTACTTGACCAGCTCTACTGACAAGCTGTCTTTTTCTATTTTGTTCTGCACCATCATCAGGCTGCATTCCATTTGATTCAAATCCAAATACACCCGGTAATGTAAGATCTATTGTAGTAAATCTTTTACCACCAGAATTAAAAGTAAAATCTTGAGGTCTTGGATTTTGTAAAGCAATTCTATCTGCTACAACTCTCTTTCTTCTAATCTGAGGATGTTTTGGCTCAAACTCAGAAGTATGAACTAATGAACCGTTCCATTCTCTAACCATTTCATCATATGGAAACTCCATACCTGATCTATCAGATATTGCTTTTGAATTTTTACCTGTAGCATAACCAGCCATTAGACACCATCTCCAAAATAAGTTTGCGGTGAAATGTACAGTGAAGTTCTTCCACCATCTTGATCCAAAGCTCTTTTCATTTCATCTTCATATACCATTTTTAACATCTGTGTTCTTTGAGCATCGTATTGCATAGATAAATAATAAGCTAATCCTGCAACCATGCATGGTAAAAATCTGTAAACAACATCAGCTTCATTAGTGTATGCTCCCGCATCTTCAATTCTTTTAATTACATAAAATTTTAAAAAAGTGTAAGTTGAAGCGTCTGGTGCTTGATACAAATAAATTTTTGGAGTTGTTACACGATCAACATAATATTGAGATGGCTGACCTGTAGCGAGTTTATTAGGTAATGCTGCATAAGCAGATCTATCAATTTTGGTTATTGAAATGTCTTGAGTTGAAGCACTATCAGATGCGCTTCCAGTTGTAGATATGAAGGCTTCTAAGACATCACTTACATCTGAATTTACAGTATACTCAGCTTGTCCGGCTACCAACTGCACTTCATCAAGTTCCACTTTCCACATATGGATACCGCGGTTTCCCCATTCAGCAAACAGTAAATTTAAATTTCTTCTTGCTCTTCTCATGTCGTTACCAGAGTTTGGTCTGATACCTACTCTATTGTAAGCTTCATCAATAATTTCATCAATACTTAAATCAAAAGATGTAGTGCCTGAAGTTGCCATTAAATCATTCCTTTGTAATAATCTTCATAAGATTTGTTTGAAACTGGTTTTCCTGCTAAATCAGATTTTATATGTGAACCAATGTATTTACCTTTTGATGCTTTTACACAATTAGGAACCATTTTTTTTCCTTTTTTCTTCATACCAACTTGTTTATATCCATCCCAACATGTGCCTTGTGTAATAGAACCACCAGTTCTTTTTTTAATAATTGTTTTAACATTAGTTGGTTTGCCTCCAGGATTACCTGCTGCTCTTTTTCTTGCAACAGCAGAACGTATTTGTCCCTTTGACATGGATGCAGCTTTTGCTGCAGGTACACATTTTGGATATTTTCTCTTAGCATCTGCCTTTTGCTTTGATCTTCCGCATTTTGCAAAAGATCCATCTTTTTTCTTAGATCCTATATCTACCCATTTTTGGCTAAACCATTTTTTTAGTCCACTCTTAGCCATTAGATCATGCCTTTATAATAATCCTCATATGATTTATTAGAAACTGGCTCACCTGCTAAATTAGATTTTATATGAGAACCAATGTAACCACCTTTTTTCTTACCAGCTAGTTTAGCTCCCTCAAATTTATTAATAGCTTTCCCAACATTTGCTGTTAAAGTTTTTAATGTTTTAGCTTGACCAGCATGTGTCTTAGATGCTTTTTTCAGACCACCTATTAATTTTTTAATTTTTGTTTTTGCTTCTCCACCTAATTTTTTACCTGCTGGTTTTGGTCCTTTAAAATCTTTTCTTTTTACACCTGAAGGATCTTTTATTTTTCCTGCACATATTCTTGAGGCATATGCGTTCGCATATGCTGAGGGATAAACCTTAAATTTTCTTTTAGCGGCCGCTTTGCCTCTAGGACATAGTTTTGTCATCTTTAAGCTTCTTTCTGTTATATAACTTTTTTGATTGTATCACTTGTGGTCGGTATTTTCTAGACCTTACGACTTTTGCGTATGGATTCTTTTCCTTTTTTTGCAATTTGCGCTACCTTGTTTTTTCCCATTACTTTAGCACGTTGTTCCATAACTGTTAATATTTGTATTTTTCTAGCAAAAGGTTTTGAAACATTTTTGACTTTTCTTACAGTATCTCTTGCATCCTTTTCAGTTGCAAATTTAATACTTACAGTATCTCTAGGATTTTCGTCTGTATAAAGTCTTCTGCCCGATCCTTTTGGTTTTTTTCCTGTTCCTGTTTTTGGATCTTTTTTTCTCATCTCTAGCTCCTCTTAGTTGTCCTTCTACTTGTTTGGTCATTTGTGATCTTCCGATTACCATGGTGAATAAACCGTCTTTCCTGTTTTTTCTGATCTCGTTGCTTGTAAACTTTGCTTACGATTGCCCTTGCCCTCGTAAGACACATGGATCCACCCGCTATGAGGTCCTTCTTCTTTTTTGTAGAACTCGAGAATTAGCTGGTCGAAATCAAGGTTATTTTTAATCCATGTTGCAAGTGCTTCATTATCAACACCAGAAACTTGTAGATCTGCGGCCTGACCTTTTGCGTGTTGTGAATCAATTGAGCTACCAATTAAAACACATAACTCAGGTGATCTAAAACCTGATGATATGATAACTGGTGCATCGTAATG